TCATCGATGTCAATTAGTCCACTAGCGGCAGCAGTTGCTGTAATATCAAAGAGTTGAGAAAACTCCATACCAATACCTTGATCGGTACGTCGCAATCCTGCTAAGATTCCAAATACACTTTCTGTCGTTGAGAAAAATCGAAATTGACTTTTCTTATTATAAACAACGCTATTGAATTTTTCTACATCTAAAGATGAATCTACAATTTCATTAATGAGAGAATTTACTGTAACCTGAATTTGTTTTGATAAATTCTCAAGTTCAACGTCACCAATTCTAGCCGTACCCGCAATTGGTCGAAATCCATCGTAACTTAAAAATACAAGATTACCTGCAAATTCAACAACACTGTCTGGAACAATACATCCAAGATTATTTGTTACCTCTTGAATATTAAAATCTGCAATGCTTGTACCAGTAAGCCTTTTAATTGCATTCTTACCAAAGATGTATAGAACATCACGAAACGATTTAATCTGTACAATTGGAAAGCCAACGTTGATAACACCTGCTCCGGCAGCGGGTGTAAAATTTGTTTCGTTAAGTGGTGCTGAAAAATATAGATTGTATGGAGCGCTGCTATCTCCTGCCAAGAACAGATGATTTGCAAATTGCGTTAGATACTTTGGAGCGGCAGGAGCAGTCGATGCGGTAATCTGAGTATATGTTGTACCGTCATATGTTGCGGCAGGATTTATACCATCTACCAATACCATCTTATTAGTGCCCCATGCGAGATTTTCAAAGCGCACTTTTTTGACATTGGTCATGTTGACTGTGCCGGGAGTAGTGATTGCTACCCAGTTACTTGCCGAAGTACTCCATCGATAAAAATAAGATGTTCCCGCTGATGGTCGACGACATGCAAAAATACCATTGTTAATGCCCTCAAAGATGTTTATGCCTAAAACATCGCCTTGTCCCGGAACAGTGCCATAGCTATTACTATATCCATTGATACGACGATATCCACCAGAAGTTGATGGTTCATAGTTGATAAGTTGTAAAGCGCTACCGGGATAACGCTCTGCCTGCGTCAGCAAGTCCTTGTTGGTGTCTAGACCACCAAGGCAGCTAACTTTCAATGCTTGAATACGATCAGCCATTGAGCACTCTTGCCGACACAGCGGGTTTCAAAATCATTGTCGAAGCCATCGACACGGGATCATCCATCAGCAATCGGCGCATAGTACGAATACCATTATCAAATTTTTCTTTGTGGATATTAGCACTTTGTTCATTGCTACGGAACATCATCAGGAACATCATACCACCGTCAATGATAACACCTTTGAACCGATCAGGAACAATACAAATATCGGAAAAAAGCGTCATATCTGATGGGAAGCTCCAATACTTATATTCAATTGTATAAGCTTTATCGGGTGGCGGAGTAAGTCCAAACTTATTTTCTTGTGTTAGATACACACGTCGCGGAGCTTCGCGAGCAGCATCGCCACCACTATCATCGCGACCACGATAATGACGCAAAAACTCCGTATACGGAATTTGTTCTAGCTTTTGTGGAACGTTAGTTTGATCAACGAGTTGACGAATGTAGAAGCTGTCCCAGTCAACGCTAGAGCAGTTAGCGGGGAAACTATACTCAGCTACTCCAATTGTCGTAGTTTGAGGGTATGTCACCAACAAGAAAGGCCACTCTTGACCCTGATTAAGAAGTTCGCGAACAGAGGCGTTAATGGCATCTTTTGCTAGAGCTTGAATGTTGCGCGCAGATTCAAACGTATTGGAGTCCATCTCCACTTCATTCAGACGACGCAAAAGCTCATTGGTAAGTGAAATAAAGGTTGCCATAATATCCCTAGTTATACAACAGAAAAAGGCTCCGTAGAGCCTTTTCCTTAGCTTCAGTCTTTGTAAGACTTAGGCGAGAACGTCACGATCAACCGAACCCGGAGCAGCCCAGTCAGCATTGACGTCAACCACCAGAGCAAACACGCGACCAGAGATCGTACCGGGGGTGCCGGAGATCGTTGTCACGACGTCGATGGTGTCAGCCGCAGCCACCAGACCGGCAGTGGTGCCGACCTTGATGGTGTTAGCAGCGGTGTTATCGAAGTTCAGAGCACTAGCGAAGGTGGTAGTACCATCGGTAATGTTCATCGTATACGTGGTGACATCAGGCACCGTCGTATAGTTTTGAAAACCGACAGCCAACACCAGAGTGCCAGCGCCCACAGAGATACCTACAGCGGTGCCGGAAGTGGCGGCGAGCGTCACGTCCTTTTCCACAACGTAGGCTTTATTTCGAAGAGATTGAACAGCAGCCATTATTTTTTCCTTTCAAAAGGAGGGAGCCGAAGCCCCCTCTTTATACTTACGCCACGTTGTACTTAGCGCGAACGATAGCCTCGGGACGCAGCAGCTTGCGACCATAGACATGCATACCACGCACGATGTCAGCAAAGCTGTCAGGATCGCGATAGGTTTCAGTCTTGGTGATCGTCTCAGCGGTAGCCACAGCAGACTCATGACCGGCAACGATGATACCATAGTTGTCGTTCTGGTTAGCAACGCCCGATGTGCCGGGGCCGGTGCCGATAGCCGGGAGGTTATTCGACACAAACACCTTGAAACCGTGCAGGCTGCTCAGCACCAAACCGTTTTGCAGACCAGAGCCACCGAAGTCGCTGTTCAGCAGACGGCTGTCTTCGTCCTTCAGCATTTCCACGAAGATCGGGTCAACCACGAGGAAGCGACCATTGGTGTCAACGTTTTGTTGATCCAACAGGCGAGCCATGCGGGAGATGATCATCAGCGGAGACACGCGATCATTGGGGATCGAAGCAGAACCCGGCAGACGAGGCGTCACAGGGATCGAATGCTCACCGGCACCACCAGTCGTGATGTTGGCGAACGAACCCTTCTTCAGCTTCATCGTAGCCAGAAGTTCGTCGTTGTCAGCAGTAGCGATAGCCTTGGTGCCCGAAGCAGTGGTACGAGCAACAGTAGCGTTGGCACCCAGAGCGGCTTGTTGGAAGCCAGTCATGTAGCCAAGCACGTCTTGGTCGTAGTTGTCCTTCAGACGATAGGCAGCGCGATCAGAAGCCATCGACATCCAGTTGACATGCGACTGAGAAGCCTCAATGTCGTCAACCTTGAACGCGAAGTAGGCAGACTTGTCGACCACCAGAGTGAAGTCGCTGTCGTCCAGATCCTGCGCGGTCACTTGCGTGCCACGAGCATAGTTCTTGACGGCGATTTCGGGTTCCTTGATGATCTTCACCGAGTCGCCCACATTGGCGATTTCGCCAAAGTAGTCGTTGTTGGTGATAGCTTCAGCAACAGAAGACTTACGGAAAGCAAGCTGAACTTGCTTGGAATAGATAACCGGCGACCAGTTACCGTTAGGAAGGTTGCCCCAACCCGGAGCAGAAGCAAATGCCATTTTAGTTTCTCCTATATTAGCATTTAAAACTGTCTTGGTTTTTGAATCGGGCCTTGCACTCGGTAGGTGGTCAATGCTAATCGCTCTAGAGTTCGATTAGGATTGACGGCTACCTGCTTGGGTTATCGATGTAACACTTGACAGGAACAAAAAAAAGAGCGTTGCCATTTCTGACAACGCCCCCGTTAGAACAGACTTTTCAGCCCGTGTCAAGTGTTATCGTGCATTTCCGGTAATATCGTATACAAATTTGCCAGAACGCATTGCCTTGACAATATCTTCTTGATTCTTCTCATATTCTTGAATCGACATCTTCTGCACTTGGCTTTCGTAGAAAACACCTTCCTGATCGCCGGTGGGATTTGGAGTAGAACGGCTGCGAGTATTTACAGCCTGTGCAGCAGCTTTGTCGTTATCGTTGCTCTTGTTCTTCTTTGAGATATTTCGATCTGCTTTGTACAGATCAATAGCGCGTGCTGCCGAACGATAGTCGTCGTCATTCTCATACAAGGCATCCTGCACCCACTTCGGTTGCTCTTCAGCCCAGTCGTGGAAGTCGTCGCTGTCTTCGATCTTGTCAAAGTCAGGATGCAGTTTGAGCAATTCGACACGAGCCTTTTCACGAGCCGTTTGCCGTTCCGTCTCATCCACCTTACGCATCCGCTCTTCAAGAGTCTTCTGCGTCTCCTTAGCCTTCTTCAGCGCAATTGTTTCAACAATGCGATAGACGTCAGGATACTGCTGCGCCCACGCATCGATGTCTTCATCGCGTGCAGGAAGCTTCATCTGCTTTTCAGCAGTTTGTTCGACAAGCTTCTTTAGGTCTTCGACTTCTTTTCGAAGATCGTTTTCAACTTTTTGCGAATGCCTGCGAAGATCGCCATAGCGCTTCTTAAAAGTCTTTTCTTCCGCAGTAAGATTTTCGTCAGAAGGTTCATCTTCATTTTTAACTTCCTCACTGGGTGCGGTCTGAGTTTTCTTCAGCGCTTCAAGTTCTTCTTCGTCTTTCTTAATCCGATCTTCTAGCGTATTGCGACGCATAGAAAAGGGGGCTACACGAGCCGGGGTGGGAACAATTACTTCAGCCATTTGGTTTCCTTTCTTTGGGGCTATTTGTGGCCGCTGTTGCGGGGAAATAGGTTGCCATCAACCTAAGACTTGATTATTGCTCAAAAGATTGTTTTCGTCCAAGAATACTTTCCATTTGAGCAAGGACTTGTCGCGTGCGATAGGAATCGTCATAGAAGCGATTGCCTTCTTCTTCTTTTTGCTGAGACTTAGGCGTAGTTTTAGTCTGTGGCGTTGACGTTCCAGAATCAAAACTGCCATAGTCAAATCCGATATTTGCCGGATTGATATCAGACATCATAACATCAAAGTTACCATCGTAGTTTTCATCACTGAGATCAGAGGAGCCGGGAGGTGTCATAATTCTATCAATAATAGATTGACTGTCTCCCATCTCTCCGCCACTATTTTGTCTAACAGATGCAGCGGCTGCGTTAAGTCCTATAGTTACAGCTTCATCCATGCTTTTTCCAGAAATGACAGCGTTAACTGCCGCCTGAGAAGCATTTGCTAATTGTGCATCAGTAAGTCCACTTCCGGCATCTTGTAGTCGTTGAAACACATAAGAACCTACATCAGCGGCACGACCACCAGTGCCTATTGCACCGGCTGTAGCAGCAAAAGTGCCGCCACTGCCGGGGATCTGTCCAAGCTGATCAATCTGTGATGCAGCGGCAGCTACTCCAGTTGGCACTACAGCACCGATGCGACCTTCTCCAACTGTTCCTACGTTCATCACATCCGTTCTATTAATATCGATGCCGCCTGCCTTAGCCACCATTTCCTGATTTGCACGGGCTAGAAACTGATTAACAATATCAGATCCATACTTATTCATCGCGGCTCGAAGGCCCATTGTTAGGATGCCGGGAGCACCCAACGCACCTGCCAATGTGGTCAATGCGGCACTGCCAAGATTTGTTTGAAACTTAGAAATGCTGCTATTCCACAAATCATCGCCAACGATCTCGCCACCGATACCGCTACCACCCGGATTGTAAATCAAATCGCTTCGACCAAAGTCAGCAATGTTGCTGCCGGTGTAGGTTCCTGCAACGCCTACACTTGTACCGGCACCGGCTGTAGTGTCATCAGCAGCTTTGGTTGTCCCAGTGCTAACAATTGTAGAAGCGCCACCACCAAGCAACGTGCCACTAGTTCTTAAGTCTTTCAAATCAGAAGATGATGTAGTCACATCTTTTGGCGTAGTCGGAATAGTGCTTTTACCAGTAGGCATACCAGTTTGCACAGCACCGTTGGGCATCGGCTTCATCGGCTTGCCATTGATAAACGGCATGTAGAAGGTTTTGCCTTCAGAGTCGTTGAAGTAACGAATGTCGAGGGCAGGATTCTTCGGAGCTTTTTCCAAATCGTAGTAGCTAGGATTGACGAAGCCACCGGCACTGAACGCCATCTCGGTTTGTCGACCAGTTTCTTCTTGGTCAACTTCCTTCATGATGTCGTCG